TCTTTCAAACGATCCTTATCCTAAAGAAGATCGTCCCAGAGGGCAAAAAGATTTGAAGTCAGTTTTACATCATAGACATATAATACGCCAACAAGGTCATACAGAACCAATATGGATAGCATTGAAAAAAGGAAAATATACTTTGCTGGACGGTGCTCATCGTATTATTGCTACATATTTAGAAAACAAAAGAACTATTCCCACATATATAATTGATATTGATGAATAAAGTGCCCATTAAAATGCCCGACGGTCTAATGCCTGAATAAGATGGAAATTTTGTTTTTTCGCTGTAATTCCATTTGAATGGGGGGATCAATTTTGTATTGAAATCTCTGTTGTTTTTAGACAATCATGGTTCTTGAATTTTTAGAATAGTTCATGTATCAACGTTTTATGCATATAAATGCCATAAAACGTTGACAAATGACCAAAAAGAGCTTCGTTAATTCGCCAGCTGAGCTTGTATAAAGGATTCCAACGCCTCTTTTGTGCGAGGACCCGAATATTTCACCATATTCCCGTTGTTTTCAAAAATCAATGTAGGATACCCAGTGACCATCGATTTATACGGAGCAATTTCAGTTGTCTGTTTTTCCTCGACGGATTTCAGAAGAACCGTTTGTCCACTCACGGAAACAGAACTTCCCATCGAGTCCCACACGGGCTTGAACGATGTACACACACCACACCAATCCGCATACACCAGCGTTAGCGACGGTTGCGACCCCGTAAACATTTCGCGAACCGACGGGGTTGCAAACACGACATACACCGCAACGAGCACCAGCGCAATGCCAACAATCCAAACGGCCTTCATCGTCGACTTTTTCATTTTCATTGTTTCCTATTTCATGCAGCGAATTTTGTGTTTCCGGTCTAAGCCGTCGCGCACACAATAAAACAAACATGTTCTTTGAATTGACGTGGAACAACAAAACGCAGCAAATTGAATTGCCTGCAGAACTAACGGGTCTCAGCGAACGTGCGCGCTGGACGTGGGTACAGGCAACTGTCTGTGGGTTGACGGATGCAACGGAACGCGCGTTGACCGTTGATTGTCCGGGTCTTACTTACGGCGAGTTGCGCGTGGTGCCTTTTTCATTTTCCGCTGCTTGCGACACGTTTTCCCCCGCCGGGCATTCGAACACCCGCTCTCAAATGTCGAAACTTCCCGTGTCAGCGCGGCACACGATGGATGTGGAGTCGGGCAGCCGAGGTCACGACAAACGGATTCTTCCATCTTCCACATCCATTTCCGCATCAGAGTTGGCCCCGCATCGAGTGGTGGAAGCACGCGCGACCAAGCACGGCGCCAGGGCTCACACGGGAGCACCAATGGGAGCAAGGCCCACCAAGCACGCAATGCAGAAATTCGTTCGTCGCGCGTAAGCAAGTTGTAGCGGTTGCGTTCGTTGAGGTCCATTGGAAATGGATGTTCCGTCGGGTCGTAATCGGGCATGGGTGTTGGCGGAGGAGCGGAACGCGCAGGTGTCGTTTGTGCAATTGCACACAAAAATTTCCACCCCATCATTGGTTTTGTACACAATCCGTCGTGCATGGCGGTGTATCGGTCGCGCACCGTTGGCCATGTGGGATCTGCAGCCGTGAGGAGACCTTGGCCGCGTAGTTTGGCGTTGACACGATTGTGAATTTGATACATCCAACGACTGAACGCTGCACGGTCGTTAATTATCGCGAGTGTTAATGGTTGTAGGCGCAAATAATCGTGAAACGATGTGCGACAATACTTGCATGGGAGCACAAATTCCAAAAGCAAAAACCACCGTAGGACAGCGGAGGGTGCTGTGTGCGAGGGTGCGGAGGCGATTAAATGCAGTAGGGGCCATGCGTCAGGTCCCCAAAAGCGGGTATCCATTGTTTTTTCTATTTTGGGACACGTTTTTAGTGTTCCTGAAAGGATTTAAGAGTGGAAGTTTTACTCGCGAACGAATATGCTAAAGAGTTCACCAATACAACTTGCGACGTCGATCCGCCGCGATTTCGGTTGCTACATCGTTGCGGCGTTGTTCTTCCAGTTTTTCGTTAAGTGCATTTAGTTTTAGTGCACCATTTTCAATGCAATATGTATACCCTGTTCTACCAACCATTCCGCCGCGTGTTAGAATTTTTAAATTGTCTTGTCCGGGCGTTTCTGCACACGCGCCCACTTGGAATCCAACAATGTCGTCAATGCGCACACGCGTTTGTTCTTTGTCGCCACAGTGTAAGATATCACCAATGATTTCCATGTCTGAATGCATGGATTGGGTTTGGGGATGTCGTCATTTTTTTTAGGGAATGCGGTGAACGAGCCGTTTCCGGACAGTTATTAACAAAATATTTAAGGTGCTGTGTGTGCCAAATACAGTAGTACCCTAAAAGTTTTGATTCGTTTTTGCAGTTGTATCTCCGTCCGAAGGAACACTGCATTCCTTATCATTTTTAGGGTCCCTGGATTTCTCAAGAAACATTTTCAACGGTTGGTTTTTAAATACACCCGCAAGAATAGAATGAACGCAAATGCAAACGCGAACGCGAACATAAAGTCCAAATTTAGAGAGGTCTCCGTTGCGTTAGAAGCGCTCGCAGCCGCGGAGGAAGCCCTCCAGCCAGCAATGGTTGTGTCACAGCGTGTCCCGGATTGGTTTCCTGACGTTGTGAACCAAATTATTGCACGGATGCGTGAGCGACTTGAGATCGAGCAAGTACGTTTGGATGGTGTTTTGGAAGCACGAACACGAGCACGAACACGAGCAAATGCACCAGCGAATGTACCAACGGCAATTATGTCTGATTTAGAAACCATAATGCGAAACATTGACTATATGTCACAGTATGCAGCGCTTTTAATGAACGACGGCCCGCCGGTCGAGTTTACGCAAGAAAATTTAAATAGGGCGGTTTCTCGAGGCAATGCTGCGCTGGTTCACTTACTACTTCTGGACCCTCGTATTGACCCTGCGATTGATAATAATTGGCTGATTCGCATTGCAAGTCGAAGCGGTTTTGCGGATGTGGTTCAAGTGCTACTTCCCCGTGTTGACCCAACAGCAACCAGCGATGATATGCCTCGCCATGATGCATTTCGCATTGCAGCTGAAAGTGGTCATACAAACGTCGTTAGAGTGCTACTTGCAGACCCCCGTGTAAACCCGGCAGCATATAACAATGCAGCGCTTCGCAGCGCATGTTTGGACGGTGATGTTGACGTGGTCAAAGTGTTACTTGCGGTGCCGCCGGAGCGCGGTATTCATCCAGACGCATATACGCTAAATGCCGTGAGTCAAAAAGGTCATACGGAAATTGTTCGTCTTCTTCTCGCAGACCCACGTACGGACTTGCGTTACAATTATGCAATTCTGTATGCAAGTACACACGGACACATTGATATTGTTCGCCTTCTTCTTGAAAAAGGTGTAGAACAAATTAAAATAATGAAAGCTTTAGATGCAGTTGAACAAAAAATGTTAAAGCTCGACAATTCGTACAATTCGGACGATTCTCTTAAACCCTTTAGCGCCGTCGGTATATATGATTTAATACCCATTCGCGATTTATTGCAAGCAGCTTTAATTCGAGGCGGTCGCGCCATTCGACGCACACATCGTCGCCAACGAACACATCGACGCCAACGAACACGCCGACGCCGACGCACAAATCGACGGACTTAAAGATGCATGGCGGCCAAAATGGCTCATGCTATCGCACACGCCAAAATGGTCACAATCGCACGTAAGGGACAAAAATTGATTGCCCCTGAAAATCAAAACATCACATACGATGCTAATGCAAAAACACCGTTTGCACATACGCGAATCCGACGTAATTGAACGTCAAGCAACCCACATTCTGGGCACTCTCGGACACGTCAGCGAAGGCAAGACCACGCTGATTCGTTCACTCACGGGCATCACCACACACCGCCACACGCGCGAACAAGAGCGAAATAGCACAATTCACTTAGGATACGTGAATTCTCGTATTTACCGCGATCGTGAAACGGGTGAATTGAGTTGTGAACGCGATGACACAAAACAACTGGTAGCCCACGTGAGTTGGGTGGATTGTCCTGGCCACCACAAACTCCTTGCAACAATGCTGGGCGGTGCTGCAACCATGGACACCGCATGTTTCGTCATTGCAGCAAATCAAACGGATGTTCCTCAGCCACAGACACATGAGCACCTCATCGCAGCGGAACTCATGGGTCTCAAGAACATTATTCTCCTGCAAAATAAGATTGACCTTGTTACGGAAGAAGCCGCCCTCGCAAATCGTGATAAAATTCGAGCATTTGTGGCAGACACGTGCGCCGAATCTGCGCCCCTGTTTCCTATCGCGGCTCAACATGGGTGGGGAATCCAACGGGTGCTTGAACAAATCGTATCTGCTGCAAGTGTTGACAATATTCAGACACGACTCAATGCGCCTGCAATGTTGACGTGTGTACGGTCTTTCGACATTAATCGGCCGGGTCCATTTACGGTAGATTCACCTCCAATGTCTGGCGCTATTCTTGGAGGCACTCTTGAACAGGGTGTACTCGTTGTTGGAGACTGGATTGAAATTCGTCCCGGTTTTTACGATGCCTCGACGGGACGCACACAGCCATTGTTTACGCAAGTGCGTGGATTGCGATGCGATACAACCGAATTACCGTATGCCATTCCAGGTGCGCTGATTGCCATTGCAACAGACCTGGACCCTGCACTGGGTATGGCGAATCGTCTGTTGGGCCAACGGGTCGGTCTGCCTGGACATTTGCCGCCGATTATCGGGGAACTGACGTTCGGTTTCCGTAAGCTTAAGCGGGATATTCACGCGTTTGGTAAACACCGTGTGGGCGATCGTTTGCGCATTTGCTCGGGCGTGGCGACGGTGGAAGGGACATTGGTGCGTGTTGAACGTGATCTAACGGTGCGCCTGGACCGACCCTTGTGTGCTGGAATTGGTGAACGAATTTCCGTCTTACGGTTTCATCCGAGTGCTGAACGCGAATTGTTGGAGGGAGCGGGAGTCCTTCGCGCAATTGAAGAGTGGGCAGATATTGTTGTTGCAATGCCACCCGAAGTACACTGTGTTGAACGTACAGTTGAATGGGAATTAGCTGAGCGGGCAGACGCGTTTGAGCCGGAACATGCGCGCACATACGAAGAATACCTGGAGGATGCGCAGCGACTACTGGACACTGGACCGCAGCGTTTAATGTTGCCGGATCCGGTGTTTACGCGGGTTGCCAAAACAACTGTGTGGAGTAATTGGGCCGGAACCGTAGCATTGCTCGATTCTCACACACAGACGATTCCGTATGCGACACATTTGTGCGCAACACTCGAAACGGAGCTGTGTACAAGTATTACAATCAACGGAGCGAATCAGCTCATTCTTCGCGGAAATTGGAAACAAGATGCGCTGCGTCAATTTCTTCGCAAATATGTTGGTAAATTCAAGCGATGTGGCGAATGTCGAGGATTCGAAACATGTTTGGTCAAAGTGGGACGCGTTCTGCGACGACGGTGTTTGCGCTGCGGGTTTGACAAGGTCTTTCTGGATTAACGCGTACTTGCGAAAATTTAAATGAATGAGAAAATGACGTCATCATTGTAATTTAACGGTTGATTTTGAAATTTGATGAAGTATTCTGGATACATTTTTTTGGACACAATTTCATCATTTTTAAAAAATTATGCACATCTTTATTAGAGTAACAATGACACGCAAAACACGCAAACATCCCAAACGTATAGTATATTGTAAAGATGCGCTTGAATGGCTGGCCATCCATCCTTTAAGTCAAAATTCAATTGTAACATCAATCCCGGATATGAATGAAGTGCATCTTACATATAATGCATATATCGACTTTTTGCGGAAGGCTGCTCGTTTATGTTTAACTGCAACTACACCGTCTGGTTACACAATTTTTCTCCAAACAGATCGTAAATATAAAGGACTCTTAAGTAAATCATATTTTATTCAAGATGAAGCATTTAAAGCTGGATTTAGACTTTTATGGCATAAAATTGTCTTACGTACACTTCCAGGTAAAACAGACTTATTTCGTCCTACATTTAGTCATATGCTATGTTTTTCAAAAGAAGGAGCAATAGGTGTTCCTTTTCCAGATATAATTGAGCGAGGAGATATTTCGTATTCAAATGCGTTTGGCGTTGAGGCTGTTTCTGCGGTAATACAATTTTTAAAGAAACAACAGATAAATACAATAACAGACCCGTTTGTTGGCTCTGGAACCACATTAGCTGTAGCAGAATTGTTTGGTCTAAATAGTTTAGGGCTTGATATTGATCCGTTGCAATGTAAAAAAGCTCGAAGCGCTAAAATTATTGCAGATCACCATTGAATAGACTCAATAATAAATTCATGTTTGTTTTTCCCCGAATAATTGACAATCATCCTGTTAGTTAGATGAAATTCAAATTCAAGTTCTCTGCAAATCGTTTCAACCATATTATTTGTGTAGCTTATAAATTTATAGAGTACACAATCAATTCCCCATCCACCATTTGCTGTAATAATTCGACTTGCAGTTTTGTCTGGAGAAATGTCCAATGTTCGTTTAATGCAATTGCGAATATATATCTTAAATTTTTTTGGCGAATAAACACCATGCGGCGTTATGGCGACTGCCTGCGCAAATGCAACCGCTTTTGGTATTAAAATTGTATCAATTCCAAATATTGATTTACCGTTTGTTGGAGGGATTTGTGATGGTTTACAAACGATTTCCGACATTCCTTTTGCACGGGTGTATGCAATGACATAAAAATGGCGATTACTTGCACCAGGAATTTTTTGGATAATTTTATTTAAAACAAATAAATATGTTAACTTTGGGCAATCTGAAATATTTTCGGAGACAGCCGTATTCGTATTAAATCCTTCAATTACATTTTTAAAATATGTAGCTTGACCATGTCCAATATTACGCCCATGAAGTTTAAATGCGGGCAAATCATGTTCAGACAATGCATTTGCCCGTATTTCCTTCTTTTGTGCGTCTGTAAGAGTTGTTGATGCATCAATTATGTGCAAATTGGCGCGTAAAACATAACTTGCGGCGCATTTACGGTCATTAAGTGTTTCGTTTTCAAATAATTCATGCAGATTATCAGGCCAAGGTATGCGAATTGGTACACATTGACTTTTGCCGTCGAGTGGAGTATCTGCGAGTCGTGTGATCTGAATGTTCGTTGCAAATCGAGGTATCGCCACACCATGTGTGTAAAATGATTCGCATCGTTCCAGCTCAGACATTGACACAATTTTGCCACAATTTTGCTCGAAAAAATTTGCGGGAATATAAATGCATGGGCTTAGAGTATGATATCCGCACATACGCCCTAAAAGACCTTGTAGAATAGTATCAGATTTTGAATGTTTTGCACCTTCCCACACAGCACCGATATATTTTTTGGGAACAACCTTTCCAGCGCGAAGACGACCACGGATCAGTACGACGGCTGTTTTATCAGGTTTATCTTCAAGATTTTGAGTAAAATTATTTGCAATCATTTCCTTGCGCGTTAATGCGATATCTGTTAGTTCAGTTGTATAATGATAAACTTTGATTCCGAGCGCATCGCACTGTTGTTTGATTGAATGCTCATCTGGGACCGTTTTTTTGGTATGACTAACGCGCATTAAAATGTATGTGTTTGGATGACTCATTAATAATTTTAACAATTTGTCTGGATTTGAAGCAATATCGAATGTTTTACGTAATAAACCCTCGCAGTTAAATTCGTGAATTCCACGATAGCCCTCTCCAGATTGTAATGTTTCAATATGTTTTTTAAATTGAACTTCACAATGTGTTAATGCAGAATATTCGCTAAAGGGTGTTGCATCAACTGATACAATAAATGTGTTATTTTTCAGCAAATTTTCAGGATTTCCATTTAGAAAAATGCCATATTTACTTAGAAATGCATGTAATTTTTGACCTTTCGTTTGAACAAGATGTGATTCATCAACAATTATGAGTGCATTTTTAATATTCAATGAACTTTTTCGAAAATCTTGATGAAAAATTACATGAATACGACCATCTCTCACCAAGTCAGGGTTATACAATTCAGCATCTTGATGTGCTTGTTCACGAAGAATTGTTTCATTCGACCCGCAAATAATATATGCATGGTCTAATGAATCGCGCGTTAACATTTTTCGTATTAATGCATGAAATGCTCCAGTTTTCCCACTTTGACATTTTGCGACAAGCATTGCGAAGCGAGTGCCTAAACTAAAAACCCTACGAATGTTTTCAGCTGCAATTTCTTGTTGTGGCGATTGCCCAACTCTTTTTGTTTGAGCTTCTGCGCGAGTAAAAATTCTATCATTATGTATTCCAGTAAGAGAAATCGTTTCTTCAATTCCAATGATTTTACGTGAACAAACATCAAATTGAATATACCATTTTAAATCTTGTTTAACCGCTTGACGTTCCCACTCAAGAAGTGTAATATCATCACCTGTATCTGTTGTAATAAATTGTGTTTGAGCATGACGTTTTGATAAAACACTGCGTTGAAAAGGTGAGATCCACACAAATTCACTACCATCCATTTTTTCCAAACTTACGCGCGTAATTTGTATTATTTCACTGCCATCCGTTAACACATCAGCCCATTTATAATATCCTGCTACAGGGACTAAACCTGAACAACTCTGGGTAAACGAATGTTCCGAACACTTTGTTTCAACAAGTAAACTTGTTGGAATTATATCACTAAAATTAATTGTACACATATTAAATGTTTCTTTCGCGTAAAACTATTAAGCAATCAAATGTGTTTGTATGGTCATCAATTTTGTGGAGAGGGATTGTACAACTAAATGATGTTGAAGGCTTTAATCCAATTGCTAATTAAGCATACTAATTAAACTTCACGCCACCCAGGAATTGTAAACATGTCGCCAAACCACATTTTCGGCGCACGCGAATATGCAGGATATTGTACCGTTTTTGCATTAAATGCAAGCCACCCAATTACCGCAGAAAATGACCCGTGAGATAAGACAATATGATTGCAGGTGCTGCCAAATTGAAGTGTTTGAATTTCGTCCATTTGAATTAAATTTGCAGACGGAAATTTTGCGAATAATTCACGAATGATTGGATGCTGTGCGCTATCTGTGCTAATCCACATTTTATCAAACTGAATTGTAGCAAGTGCTTTTTGGTAATAATCAATACCCGGATTAAGTTTCATTACATCACTAAGACGGACATGTATGAACACATCATTGTTTGATCCATACCGTTCCTTGAATGGATTGCGTTCAATAATGCGGTCTTGAACACGATTTAATCGAAGATGCGCATACAGTACTTCTGTAATGCGAGCCGTTTGAAAATAATTGTTATTTGGGTTGATATTTTGCGACGATGATTTAAAATCAAAAAAATTATCATCCGTAAGCAGCGCAGTTGTTGGGTGTGTGTACACTCCGCTAAAAAGCGGAATACCTAGACGAACATCGATTGCTTCATGATTTGCATAGGTAACTTTAAGATTAAATTTTTCCGCAATTATGCTTGTAGCCATATTGCGGATTATTTGATTTCCCATTCGCCCATTTGTTGCGGTCGTTAATGACATCTGTTTGCTTAAAATGCCGTTTGAGTCTTTAACCCTCGTGAAAAATCAAAGCACGCTTTAAAGAGACGAATGTCCGCACGTGAGCGGCGTGCAAATGCGTTCGCTGAAAACAGCGATTCTGCGGGAATTATTGCAAATGTGATGAAGGGTGAACTTGCGCGCAACATTCAAGCAAATTTGCCCAAATCGGCGTCGCTGTTGGAATTGCCGTTTCCCGGAACGAATTTGTCCGATGATTGGATTGCGCAGTGTAGAAAGGATATTCCACGGGGTTGTTACCACTTCAATGGATATCACGTTATTTTTAAAAATGAAGAAGAATCAAAAATAGATCCGATTCAGTCGTTGCGGGATATTGTATCGAAATTCGATTTTAATGAGAAAGAGTTTGAACTAACGTGTTTAGCATTAAGTCAAACGCCCATTGCAGACGGATTTGCTCGAATTATGCGTGCAGGTCCAACGACATTGTATCGCGTTCCAAAAACGAGAGAGCAATGCGGTACAAATAGCACAATTCACGTGTGGATAACGGATACATCAATCATCGTGCACCGACGAACACCTCTCGTGTTGTACGATGAAAGCGATCTTGAAAAGATACTTGATACCAATGTTTTACATTCAGTAATTCAAATAAATAGACAAGATTTTGAAACTTCGGTTATTCGCTTTAGTCTTGAACCAAAAGATGCGTCAAACACACAACGACTGTCAACGTTAAATCGCCATACGATGCGGATTGCTGCGAAAGTCTTTGGTGGACAACGGAAGACAACACTAAAGACAACATGGAAACGGAAGACAACACGGAAGACAACACGAAAACGACGGACAGCCAAAAAATGACACAGCCCGTGTGAAAAGAGACCGAAACCACGATGTCGAATTTCAAATCATTCTTTTATCCGGAACGCATACCCGCCGTTGGAACACTTGTTGTTGCCAATGTTACGGTGATCCGAGAGGAAGACGCGTTTGTTCTGTGTGAACTTCCTGCATACGGAAATCTGGAGGTGTTGTTGACAACATCCGAGATTGCCGTTAAGCGTAAATCCAAATTGCGCGATTACGTACGCGTTGGCCAACAGCTGGTGGTGACTGTAATTCGCTACATTGATGAAAAAATGGATGTATCTTTAAAACAAATTCATGCAGACGAAGCGAAACGGGTGCTTGAAAAATTTCATCGGGATGCGAAGGTGAATTTGATTGTGAGAACAGCAGCTGAACTTGACCCGTTGGTAACCGAGCGACTTTATCGCGAATGGGTGTGGAATGTCGACGTTGAAGACCAATATGCCCGATTTGAAGAAATTAGGGCTAATTTGGAAGACAGTGATGAAGAGACATTGCCACCCGAATTAATTGCAGTCCTACGAACAAAAATGCCGTTGGTGCCACAATCGGTTCATGCGGACATTCAATTACTCTTTCTTACGAGTGATGGTTCAGCGAGGCTTAGTGCTGAGTTACGGCGTTTGGCTGCAATGGTTACGGTGATTGTTGTGGCTGCACCCAAATATCGACTGGTTGCGACAGACGTGACACGAGCACGCGCGCAAGCACGGTTGGATGCAGTAACTAAACCCGTATTGAATTCAACAACGTTGTCATAAACGGCATGTTCTCAAACAATTGTGTGAATAACTTGTCATGACAATAAATTACGGGAAGGTGGCCTTTCAGCACTGAAAACATATCCAAAATTCGCGCCCAACAACATCATGTGTAAATCAAAGACATCGATAATTTTTTGTAGGATTTCCTGCGTTATTAAGAACTGACATTAGAATCCACATGAATACGAATTCGCCATGACAAAGCGTTTTCATGCCGATTTTATTGCGATGAAGTATTTTCAAAAGACGCTCACACATGTTTCATCAACCGTTGGAAATGCGAGTGGATGTATATAAAATGCTGGCGCATTTCAACCAAAATCTCGCATTCGCTCGTTTTTGTAAAAATTTCTTTAAAGATTTCGTCTTCGAATGCCGGACTACTTGTTGAATTTACCTACTCGATAAACACTTTTGTTTTACGCGAATGTTTACGGATGCCGTTCAATCGTCCATTGGTGTGCTTCGGCGCATTTGTGTTCAAATGTTGCTTTTGCATGCTGAAGAATTAATTCATATTTCTGTTGTACATGCAAGGGCTCGTTTCCGGATAATTGAACATTGTGCTGCGCAGTTTTGACAACATCCGTAAATACTGCTTTAACAAGTTTTCTGTAATTATTCCGTAATCTGTCCTCTTGAGTTGCTAAATCCATAACATCTTGCTGATTTGGTGAACTGAAAGCTCCTACAGTGCAAAGAAGTATTATTGCTGCTAAGATTAACAAGAATGTTGCGAGTACGATGCGAGAATTAAATTCTACACATGCAATAACCACAAGCGCCGAACTAATTGCTAAACTTTGTAAACCTGTGAAAATTCTACCGGTTAAAGGTTCATTTGTTCGGAGTAGTCGAACTAATCTGAACAAATTGAATGCTACACGGATATTTTGAGCATGAATTGCATCTGGCGCAATATATTGAGGCGCAATTGGAATAACAGTGGACATGTGGGTTTATACATGCAAAATGCCTTGTCATTTTTTATCCCCAAAAGCGTGCCCATGAATTTGAACTTGCCTCAAGGTCCCGTATGAAACGGGGAATTAAGTGACGATAACGCTCGTACACCACATCTGCCTTTTCACGTTCGGTCGTGTCGTCTTCGTCAGCCTCGTTTTCGTCAGCCTCGTCTTCGGAATCCTCGTCGGAACCCTCGTCAGAACCCTCGTCAGCCTTGTCCTCATCAGCCTTGTTCTCCGAACTCTCGACCGCAAGTGTTTGAAGCGCTTGAATAATGAGAATAACCGTGTCGCACGGGATTTTGAAAGACTCACCCGTATTTGTACGACAATTAATAAAATCTGTTTGGCTGAGAGTATGAGGATCTGCGCGCAGTTGTAGACCTGTGTTTTCCGTGTGAGGCTTTAATGCATCCATTTCCGTAATAGACAAGAATTTTGAGAGAGGCACAACCATATTATTTAAACTCACCAAACGGTGCGTGAGTGTGTCAAACACAATAGCTAAAAGAGGTGCGCTGCGACCGCTGTCAAAACGATAGTATGTGCGACCGTCCATTTTTCGAGTTGAAACCGACACTTTGTTTGCATCGATAATGTGCCCAATACTATCCGTGCTAAACGGCATAAGAGTTGAGCTCTCAAATGCGGCTAATGGAGGTGCTGTGGTAGTTTCAGTTGCAAATTTGGGAGGAGAGAAGCGCGAGGTAGGAACAAAGGATGAAGAACTCTCAGAAAATTTGGGACCATGTATTCCAGGTTGTGCAGAAAAATGCGCAAAGGGAGCAAATGAACTCCCGCCAAATGGGGCTAACCCTTGGTCGTCAACCGTTGTCGGTAACCATGGAGATTCAAAACATGCCCGCGCCCCAGATGCATCAAACATAGAACGAGATGCGTTAAATTGACGCTGAGCACCAGACGCATCAAACGCATCAAACCGCGCCCCAGATGCATCAAACATAGAACGAGATGCGTTAAATTGACGCTGAGCACCAGACGCATCAAACCGCGCCCCAGATGCATCAAACCAACGGATAGACGCACCAGGTGCATCAACCCAAACAGCAGTAGACCCACCAGACGCATCATCAACCCACACAGCACCAGATGCATCAATCCTCCACACAGCACCAGATGCATCAAACTGACCACCAGACGCATCAAACTGCCCACCAGATGCACCAATACGAGCACCCAATAAATTTGAACCACCACGCAAACGCAACACCAAATGCAACGTGGATTCCTTCTGGATGTTGTAATCCGACAGCGTGCGACCATCTTCAAGCTGTTTGCCCGCGAAAATTAGGCGCTGCTGATCCGGCGGAATTCCCTCCTTGTCCTGAATCTTCTGCTTCACATTCTCAATGCTGTCCGACGGCTCAACATCAAGCGTAATGGTTTTTCCAGTTAAAGTTTTGATGAACACTTGCATTTTCTACATCGGTAGACATTGGCGGCTTTATATCCTGTCAGAGCGCAATTGCGTCCCTAATCGCCAGTCGCAGCCCCTTCCATGTTTCAGGTTCTGTTGCCGCATGACCTGCAATCGTAAATGTGAGCTGCCGTACGTCGGGCAAAACCTGTGAGAGCGCCCACGCAGACGCCGGCGGACAAACGACGTCATATCGACCCTGAACAATCCACACAGGAAACCGCATCTTACGGGCTGCTGCAATAAGCTGACCTGGACGCAACCATGCATTGTTCTCAAAATAATGATTTTCGAGAAGCGCAAGCGTCATGATTTTTGTCGGAGGCGTTGTGTCCTTGTGTGGGTGCAACGTACTAACGGCCGATTCCCATCCCCACCATTTTGATGCGGCTGCTTTACGTGTTGCCTTTGATTTGAGACGACGTCCGTAAAGCGCAGTTAAATTCTGGCGACGACGAGATTTTGCTGCAAATGTTGCCCATGCCTCTGGAAATAAACGGGCAGCACCGTTGGGCCCGTAAAGCCAGTCTTGTTCCCACGGCTCCATAAGACACACCCCGCGCAATATCATTCCAGCAACATGTTTGCCATGACGAGATGCGTATGCGAGACTGAGCGTTGTGCCCCATGATCCACCAAACAAAAACCACTTCGTCGGTGATCCAACGGATTCGCGAATGCGTTCCATATCTGCAACTAAATGCCATGTTGTATTGTGTTTTAATTCTCCGTAGGGAAGGGATTTACCGCATGCACGCTGATCCCACAAAATTACACGCCATTTTGTGAGGTCGAACAGCTCAAGGACTGAATGCTGAAGACCTCCTCCTGGACCTCCGTGTTGTACAATGCATGTTGGTGCTAACGGATTCTTTCCATGAATTTCGTAATAAATTTGATGACCGTCGCCGACATTCAACATCATTTACTATTTCAAATTATTTTTATTGAGGGGGGTCAAAAAATTGACGCTCGCTTTTAAGGAGTCACACTCGTCGTACTCGTGTAAAATGAACGCACTCGTTGGTCGTCTTGCGGCGCGTTTTCCTGCGATTCACAATCCTGCTCCTGTTGTTGCTGCTCCTGCTGCTCCTGCTGCTCCTGTTGTGCCAGTGCGTCTTCCTGAACTCCCGTTTCAACAAGGTGATGCGGGTGGTGCAGGTGGTGCTGGACGCCGTGTTGTACGCGAGCCATTTGAAGAGATTGGCGTCATTCAACGAGCGCGAATGGATGAAGACCCTTTCAGAATGGATGATGCGGAATTCGGCGATCCACGACCTCCAGTTCAGGCACAAGATCCACGCCGTCCTGTTCGCGTACAGCGAGCACCTCAGCCTCAAGCACAAGCCGAAGCACCACCTCAAGCACAAGCCGAAGCACCACCTCAAGCACAAGCCGAAGCACCACCTCAAGCCGAAGCACAACCTCAAGCTCAAGTCCACCAGTTTACAGACTATTCGTTTAATTACAAGAACACCACACACCTTCCGTTTGTATCGTGTGATGGCTGGAGTCTCGGCGACATCCCAATCGAGGATCAAACAGTAGAATTGTGTTTGGCATCTATTCAAAAAGACGGAAGTGCAGTTCGATTTGTTGCAGATCCGTTTCGAACCCCGCAACTACTGCGGTGCGCAGTCCGCAACGGAGGCTTACCCTTCCTGCGCGACAATGAGCGCACGCCTGAACTGTCACATGAAGGCATGTCCATCGATGGGTTGGCACTGCGGGCTCTCTCTGAACCGGAGCGCACTAAAGACGTGTGCCGTGCAGCCATTTCACAAAACGGACTCGCTCTTGCGTTTGTGCCGTCGGCAATTCTTGCTGCGAATCCCGACATGTACATTATCGCGGTGGCACGCACATGCGCAGCACTCCGTCTCGTGCCAAGTGAATTTCAGACGTCAACCGTCGTTTTCGTGGCACTCGAACAAAATGCTCTCATTGCATTCCCTCACATACGCAAGATGACGGATGAATACCGTAAGGCTGCGGTCAATAGTAATTGGCGAGTTCTTGGACTCCTTGCGCCACGTGAGCGAACGCCTGAAATCTGTAAATTCGCATTGGATCAATCATCCCGCGCGCTCGAGTGGGTCCCAGAGCAGGTACAGCGCGCAAATCCGGCGTTCGTATTTGCAGCATTGAATGACGACGGTCTGACACTCGAGTTTGTTGTTAAGTGCACAGAAGAATTCTGCGATATTGCTGTAGCACAAACGGGCTTGGCGTTAAAATTTGTACCGCCTATGCTGCGTACGGTTAAGCGTTGTGCAGCTGCCATCAAAAATGGCGGTTCAATTGAAGATGTGCCTGAACCGTTGCGTGCGGAAGTTGGTAGACTTTGAGGCAAAATCCCTTTTTGTGTTGCTTCAAATGGCAAAGGACTCATACTCGATAACTAAATCCGCATCCTCGCGTTCAAATGTGCCGTGAGCCGCTGACGCACACACACCGAGAATTTGGTCAGCCGCAGCACCCGCTGGTGTTGTCGTGCGATGACGATCATAATATCGATAGGTGTGGTGGAGTGTACGCCCAAATGTTGAAATGAAGGATGCAATTACGGGATCATCCGTGAGGATCGCACACGATTCAGCAATTGTGCGAACTCCGTTTGTATTGCGAATGTAATCAATAAAAACGCGCATTATGTTGCAACGGAATCGCGACAACATCGTCAATTTTGCATAGAGCCAAAAATTGATAACATTGCAAATGCGTGTTATTTTGTAGGTAATGAGTTCTGACAGCATTGCAATTGACATGGAGCCGTCGGATCACTTTATGTGCAGCATGTTACGTGTTGCAAAAGATGTGTGGACGCGAACGGATGATGAGGAATTAAAGCGTACTTTGATTGGCTTGATGCTTGCGATTGAAATAAAAAGCCGACCGTGAATAATTTTTCAGCCACGTTTGGTGCAGTTTTGATTCGAAACTGGCTTCACGCGTTTGGTGAGAGCACTGTGGATTCAAGTCCTGTGCGAGCGTTTCTCGAGTCCGCGTTAGAGCGTGCAAACGAAGCCGCATTGGCGAGCGCACGAGCCACACGGACGACAGACGAGGCCACATCGGGGAGCGCACAAGCCACACGGACGACAGATGAGGCTACATTGGCGAGCGCACAAGCCACACGGATGACAGACGAGGGCACATTGGCGACAAACGGAGCCACACGGACGACAAACGGAGCCACATTGGCGAGCGCACGAGCCACACGGACGACAGAGCGATTCGCAGAAACCGACGCCCGCACAAAAATTCATGAACTTGAAGCCCGTATCCGTGTACTTGAATCCCGAATTCTTGAACTCGCGCCAGGAGCGTGGGTAAAGTTAAAAACAACGCCCAAATGGTTCAAAGATACAACGGGAACGTCCTTCGGCAAAATTGTGTCCATCGACGGACCCCATGCAATCGTCGAATGGAAACACCACGGCTCCTTAAATTGCACACTTAGAGGACAAACAACATCCGTTAACATGCAATTTCTTACACTCGTACGCCCACCATTGCCGTATGCCGTTGGAGACCATGTACAGGTGAATCCTCTTCTTCCACATCACATGTATCCATATGAACGCTACTTGTTGGATTTAACCGTTCATAGTATTCATGAAGACTTACACTTTGTAGATGTAATTATTGCAAATGGGTGCGATAAGCGTACATACGACATGTCAACGGCATTCGACTTTATTAAATCGTTGTGAACCTAAATCGTGTAGTCCGCAGATGTATCAAAAAGTTGACACCACTCGTCCATTCAATACACCCGTATGGCCGCAACAATTACCGTACACTTGGAGTATGTCGCTCAACTTGAAGCACAGTTGTACGGAACGCCGTATTGTGAAGTCGCTGAGCGCACCGCAACTTTAGCCAAAAGAGCGTTGGAAACGGAGCTTGTGCGTTTGGACGAAACAAATACAGTGTCAGAAACAAACACATGGACGTTTCAAATAAAAACACTCGAGTGGTTGGTGAAACTTCCCACAATGTCATTAACATTCGATACATTCAAAAATATCTTGACAGATGCAAATGTAGAGTTGGTTCAGCTATTCTTGAATCTTTCAGATGTAGACCCGTCAGCCGGCAACAATTACGCAATTCGCAACGCAAGTGAAAACGGTCATGTGGATGTGGTAAAGGTGCTAATCGCAGACCATCGTGTTGACCCATCTGCAGACCACAATTGCGCAATTTGGAAAACAAGTAAAAACGGTCACGTAGACGTGGTAAAGGTGCTACTCACAAATTCTCGTGTAGACCCGTCAGCACGCAACAATTTCGCAATTCGCTTAGCAAGTCAACACGGTCGAACGGACGTAGTTAAAGTGCTACTCGCAGATCCTCGTGTTGACCCGTCAGCAACCAACAATTATGCAATCCGCATAGCAAGTGCAAACGGTCACACAGACGTGGTCAAAGTGCTACTCCCTCGTGTAAATCCGTCAGCAGACGACAATTTTGCAATTCGCTATGCAAGTTTTTACGGTCACACAGACGTGGTCAAAGTGCTACTTGCAGACCCTCGTGTAGACCCGTCTGCAAACAACAATACCGCAATTCTCTGGGCAAGTGAAAAAGGTCATACGGATGTGGTCAAGCTGCTACTTGCGGATCCACGTGTAGACCCGTCAGCAGTCGACAATTATGCAATTCGCATAGCAAGTCAATGCGGTCGAACAGACATAATCAAAGTGCTACTCGCAGATCCTCGTGTAGACCCGTCAGCAGTCGACAATTATGCAATCCGCATAGCAAGTGCAAACAGATTTACAGACATCGTCAATATGCTACTCGCTCGCGGATGCAACATTCGAAGACTGTGACAAAACCTCGAGCTGCTCATATAATTTTGACGATGGTTGAAAATACACTTTGTTCATGGATATTTCCAGTCTAATTTTTCTGCTGAAAGATCGCGGAACTATGAGTCCTTTTGAAACTGTTCATTTTTACTTAGTCACGAAGTGGATGTTAGCATCTTGTGAAATGCTGGCGCATTTCAATCAAAAACCTCGCATTCGCTCGGTTTTGTAAAATGCTGGCGCATTTCAATCAAAAACCTCGCATTCGCTCTGTTTTGTAAAATGCTGGCGCATTTCAATCAAAAACCTCACGTTCGCTCTGTTTTGTAAATTAACAATGTTTTTGCAGAGAACAAACATCTTTCAACAACCCGTTTAAAAATTACACACGATTCCAACGGAAAATACCATAGATCCGCGATGTTAGATCAGTCTTTCAGCAGAAAAATTAGACTGGAAACATTGGGACTAACATTGCGGAACCATGGGAAAATGCGACCCTTACGCCGAATACATGTCCGCAAGTGTCCGTGCGCTCGGGTCAACACTGTTCACCCACCGAGGCATCCACATGTGCGGAGCAACCGCACCGGCAGCAGCATCCGGAAATTCCGCCGCCCACAATTCGCGATACCACATCGCTTCAGGTGTTGTGGGCGGATTCACATCGAAGGACCGCCCCGAACCAACGACACCAACCCGTTTGAACCACGGAACCGTGTCCGATTTCGAAATACCGTCGCTAAATGCTTCTTTGCGCCGCCACAACACAGACGACGGCAAGAGCCCATCCTTTGCAAATGCCGTGCGCAAAATCGCCTTTTCAATGTGCGCATCCGTTGGCCGCAAAGCCGACGTTGGAAGTCCACGCGCTACAGCTACAACTTGCCGATCCAAAAACGGCGATCGCGATTCCAACCCGTGTGCAGCCATACTGCGTTCGGACCTCGCCACATCAAACATGTGAATTTCGCGCATTAAACGGTCAATCTCCGTTTCAAACGCAACATCATCGGGTGCTGCACGCATATACAAATACCCACCCAAAAGCTCGTCGGCGCCATCACCATTGAGAACCACCTTGACCTCGGGAGTAATCTCGGCAATAAAGCGTCCCAGCAGGTAATTACCAACAGACGCGCGCACAGTTGTAATATCGAATGACTCAATTGCCCGTATGACATCCGGAACAGCAGCAATACACTCTTCCGCAGTAAGAATGCGTTCGTGATGAATGGACCCAATGTGCGCTGCAACGTCACGTGCATGCGCGAGATCTGGACTATCCGCCATGCCAATGCTGTAGGTGTGCAACGACGGAACACGCCGCGCGGCCAATGCAGCGACGAGCGACGAATCGAGCCCACCGGATACACACGCGCCTACAGCACGCACAGTCGACAACCGTTTGTCAACGGCCTCAATCAGTGCTTCTTTGAGCGTTTCACCTCCTACGGTAAGTCCCTCTAACGACGCGCGCCATGCAGGAACTTTGAGCCAGGGAACTTGATGCCATGTGATTTGTTTCGACGATGAGACAACAGTTCCGGGTTCAATTGCACGTATTTCGTGTGCGCCTGCGGGAAATCCCTTAATTTCGCTAACAACGCCGGTCCACTGATCCGCACAACTACCCCAATACAGTGGCCGCACACCGTAGGGGTCTCTGCAAACATCGACTGTACCCGCGCCAACCACAACAATCGCAAAATCCCCATCGAGTTGGCGGGCTATTTGCGCGAGATCGAGACCCCGTTCAAGCAAAGCTGGAACAACGGCACAATCACTTGCTCCGTCTGCCAACCGGAGATTCAGCGAACTGATGAGCCGTTTCCAATTGAAAATTTCGCCATTCACTACGACCAAACGCCCGTCGGACAAACGGAAGGGTTGCTCGGAACCGGCATCGCCCTGAATGCGCAAACGGGCAAATCCAGTATGATATTCACCATTCACAACTTCACGGCGCGACACATCGGGTCCGCGTGGCGACAGTGCGGCTAAGGATGCATGATGAACGGCGTCTGTAATAGCGGGGCCCCACAGAACAGTGATTCCGCACATGCTTTTTAGTTGAGGTGCAGTTGTATTTTTGTGTTAAAATTACGCGGGTAGCCGGGGGTTGCCACGAACGAATTGGATGGAATCCTTGATTTAGAAATAGAAGAGGTCATGTGACAATTTCGATGACCGTTCAATTTCAGCAACACCGATTATCTATGCAATCACAAATCGTTTGAATTATTGCCGAAGTGCTTTGCAGGAACCAACAAACATGTCTAATATTCCGGTTAAAACACAGATTCTTTGGCCCCCGCCAAAAAATTGACACCCCCAATCACGTTTTGTTTTGGAGCACATGTATATTGATGACATCTAACCGAATGGAAATCATCGACGATCGTCTTCAGCTTTTGCGAACTATTGCTAAAACAACAACACGTTTATCATTTCATGATGCGAGTTCTGACGCGAGTGGTAAATTGGTTTGGCTGATGCTTGAAGCAGGAGAGCCCATAACAGATGGAGATTTCATAAGTGCGTGTTCAGCTGGACATACGGAAATTGTTCGTCTGCTTCTTACCCGTTTTCACAATCCAGGTGCACGAGACCATGCAGCAGTTGCGAGTGCATGTGACAAGGGGCACACGGAAATTGTTCGCTTGCTTATCGAAGCAGGAGAGCCCATAACAGACGGAGATTTCATACGTGCGTGTTCAGCTGGACATACGGAAATTGTTCGTCTGCTTCTTACCCGTTTATCACCTGGAATTAATCCAGGTGCACGCGACAATGAAGCATTTACGATTGCATGTGGCAAGGGGCACACGGAAATTGTTCGCTTGCTTATCGAAGCAGGATATCTTATCGACGCAGACTATTACACAACAAACGGACATTTCATGGATGCATGTGGGAAAGGACACACGGCGATCGTTCGTTTGCTTCTTGAGCACCCGTTATCACGTGGAATTAATCCAGCCGCTTGTGAAAATTTTTCGGTGTACCGTGCATGTGCACGCGGGCACACGGAAATTGTTCGTTTGCTCATCGAGCTTCCGCTTGACAGAGGTGTGGTTCTATCGATGGATGACAATATCTCATTGCGATCTGCATGTGCGCGCGGATATATTGAAATTGTTCGTATGCTCCTTGATTTGCCGTTGGAACGTGGGGTCGATCCAGCAGCTTGTAACAATAAAGCACTTCAATATGCATGCAAATATGGGCGTACGGAAATTGTTCGTATGCTTCTTGATTTGCCGTTGGTGAGAGGCGTAAATCCAGCAGCGGATGATAATATGGCACTTCGATTAGCATGTTATGGCGGACACCATGAAAGGGTAAGGGGCGTTGTTGAAGAACCTATGGAATACGAATCCCGATGTAGCCAACAGCCAACTACGGAAATTGTTCGTTTGCTGCTTGAATTGCCGCCAGAGAGAGGAGTGAATCCAGCTGCACTCAATAATCAAGCACTTCAAACTGCAACAAGATATGGGCTCACAGAAATTGTTCGTTTGCTAACGGGTGCATAAAATTGACATCATGCACATACAAAAATTGTCCGTTTGCTTCTAAGTTTGCTAGTGGAAAGATGAATTACAACAATGAAGCATTTTGAAATCTGCATATAAATTTTGTTGACAGTGGAAAGAGGAGTTACTGCAAATCACAATGAAGTTTTCCTATAAAGTAGGGAGATAAACGGAAATTGTCCGTTGCTAGTCAAAATTCAAGGACTCCAACGTGTAAGTTTGCATCAAATTTATTCGTTTTGAATCCCGTAAGACCCCGTACGTGACAGAATATTATCCGGTGTATTTGTCTCTAAATGGCGGAACATTTCCGCGGTAAAAAAATGACAGCCTTCTTGTGAGAATGAATCGGTATGGAATTTCCTGCATGTGTGGATAATGCTGTTTGCTATTTGCATCGGAAGATTAGCGCAGGCGATTATCAAAATATCGACGTGGATGTTGCAACGGTATTGTTGAAGGAAGCATGCGGCATTTTACTCAATGCTGTGCGTGATTTCGACAATGAATGGAAACAAAAGCGGGGCTTAAAACTTCAGAGACAAAGTGACGTAATACTTCAGAGACAAAATGACGTGGATGCGTCTTGGCTGCAGCTCCTGTCTACGACATCCATCGTTGAAAACGATCAAGGCAAACTAATCTGTCCCCAATTTGACGAATTAGATGGCCATGAAATGACACTTGAGGGACGAATGAAAATATTCATCTCAGCACTCATTGGACGTATACGTAATCTTAAGTGTGTTCACACGGACGATGACACGGACGATGACACGGACGATGATATGCCTGAATTGGAGGAGGTGCCTGCGTTAGATGCTACGACCGACTATTACACATTGCCCTCATACATCGGGCGCGAAATTATTATGACGGATGAATTGAAAGCATTAGAACGGGCAATGTGGCGTTCGCTTGGGTTTGAGTAAAGGTATTTTTAAAACCGATCGCCAGCGAGGTTTTTTTGCAGCACTTCAAAACAATCGCAAAATGGTCTTAAACAGAAAATTGAGCAACCTTAGTGAAGACACCACACGGTATGCCCTTAACCCGTAATTTGTACGAACTGGCGGAAGTTGTTTCCGCACTGGAACATTGCTTCCGCGACAAAAGTCCAATAACGCGCACACTTTTCTGGGTGTGGGAATTGGTCGAATCACGCGAAATCGAACTAGTGGAAACCACACTCTTGACTGCATGGTTAATGTGGAGCAATTGTCCACGACCATCACGCTCCACATCGTGGGTTCAGCAGACAATGCAACTGCATGCGGACATTGAAGCATCGACAACAAGTGCGGCACAATTAATCGAGGCGGCATCACGGCATCCGTGGCGCCCAACACTTACCCCGTATGCCAAAAACGCCCGTATTGCCGCTCGACGCAAACAAATAGCAGCGGCACACGAAACAGAACTTGCACATTTTCGGGTGTCATTAAACGCAGCACACACACTGGATGCCGTTTGGCTGTTAATGGCTGCGCAATCCCGTTTGAGTGCAGACGACATTTGGGCAGCCTTGCGAAAAAAACCAATCTATACTCCAATGCACCAATTGTTACGTCAAGTGCATGCAATCATGCCAAAAATACCGGCGACACCACCCGATAAATGGGTTGCATTTTATCAACGTGAATGGGCTAAATGGCAATCCGGACGGCGCACGTCTCGCTTGTTTGCAATACCGCCACAAGCACTTCATGCAAAAACACCGCGGGGCGCACTTGGACAAGAATTCACAAACATCCATGAAATCCGTGAGCCATGGTTTATGTTTTCAGACGGGTGCAAGTATTGGCGTGAGGTCATGGCGGAACTTCCACCGCCGAATTTGAATGCGCGTCAGATGTTTGCGTCGGATGACATTTGGGAGACGTTTATGGATAAACACTTCCCAGATGATATTCCAGATGAGTGGTCTCGCGCAGACCAAGAAAAAAGTCATGGGCGAGGCGTTGGCGCTCTTGATGTAAGCAATCCACCGCATGTGACGGATGCTGCATGGAAATGCGGAATACATGTTCGCGATTTATAGCGTTTCGTCTGCTTTGAGCGCGTCCATGAGAGCCTTACGGGCATATTCAACCTCGTTGCGAGCCGCCTGAATCGCATCCCATGCGGCTAATGCAGGTAAGATTTTTGCAGCGACAACCTTGCGCCAAAACACGCGGCCCATAAATTTATCCGTTTCAGTCATCGAACCGACGAATTCATCCTCGGACGAGCCCACCAAATCGCGCACGCGCAATCCAGCTAACGAAGTCAGCATCGACGGACGATTGAACCGACCGATGCACAGTGTCGTTAACGATGGGTTCAGATCCGCAGATATGCAGCACGCCATTCTACTGACGGTGTTTCGGACGCTTTAGGTTGCTTTAGCAAATTTAGGTTGCTTTAGCAAATTCAGCCAAAATCAGCCAAAATCAGCCAAAATCAGCCCTCAAATGTTTCCGCTGGAAAAGCGGGGAAATCACGAATCCACAAACAATTTGCGAATCCGTCCATCTCGAATTTCCAACACATTCCATGCAATGCCCATAACCATGACAACACCGTCTGCCGGCATATTGATTTTGAGAACCGCTTTATGCACTCTCGCCAAATTGCATGTTCCAGCGGGTTCGTCCGTTGCGCCAAATATGAGCGGAAACAGTCCAGTATCAAAATCCCGTCGTACTTGCGTATTTGTCGCAAGCTCCCGAATCAGTGTAAAGGAATGAATGCGCTCTTGACTGTTAATGTCAAATGCAATTTCATCCACATTTGTCAAAAATTCGGACAATCTGTTTTGTCGTCGCGCGGCCTTCGATTGAATTCCGACAAAAAGGGATTGGAAAAAACCCGTTGTTTCCAGACGGCGTTTGACAATTCCGCTGGTTTCCAACGGAAATTCCTCCAATGACTGTTGTTCAATGAGAAGATGATGCGTTTTGTTCGCAAGTGCTTCCCGTAATTCGGGGTCACAGTGCAGCACATCGAAACGACCGGATAAGGACGGTTGACATGCTTCGGACAGAGTGACGGAACCCGTGAGTAGACCATTCACCCGTATGGGCCGCCCATTCCACGGCATTGTTTCGGCGATTGTGCTTTCCACCAATTCATTTCGTGCTCGAAGCCAAAAACGCAAATACAGTCGTGAGCGCTTGAGTGCACACAGAGGTAAACCTTTCGCTGCAAGAGGTATGCGAAACACGAGTTCAGGTGGTGTTGCGGCCCGTTGAATACTCGCAGCGGAACCGTCATGTGCACCGGTCATTGCGTGTAACAGCGGTGCATGATTATGTGTGGTTTCCACATCGGGAAGCCATGCCGACACGACGCCCCAACCCTCTTGGAGAATGAGCGTATCGGAAAAGAGAGCCCAACGTTTTACCAAATAATTTGCAATTCGATTTGTCCACCCGTATTGCCCCCATGTTCCGTTTGTCGCTTGAAGTTCAACAGTTTGGCTGAGATTTAATGCAGCGATTTCGGGTGGAAGCCACGTGGGCAAACGGATTCGAATTTCAGCGCGAGTTAGTACGTCACCCGTTTGAGGCAATGCGAAATCAACCCAATGCCCGAATTGAACGGGCCCCACGGGAACTTCCACACGCATCTCGCGCACCGTTGGGCTTCGGCGTTCATACGCGGTACTGAACCATGTATGCTGCGGATTGTGAATAAAGAATGCGTCTTTTCTGCCACGCGTAACAAGTTCGAGTACCGCGCCATCGCTACTCATTCCCTGTTGATGCTGATTGTTTTCGTCGTTTAAACGCTCTTGTATGAGATTAATAAGGAATGCAATGAATGCGCCGTTTCCAGACAGTTATTAACAAAATATTGAAGGTGCTGTGAGCAAAATACAGCAGTAACCTTAAATTTTTGATTCATTTTAGCAGTTGTTAGCACAATCTCCGTCCGGAGGAATTTCAGACCAGAAATCCCCGACAAATTTTGGACGGAGGAACACTGCATTCCTTAGAGATTAACACAATCATGGACGATGCTACGACTGTGGATGTGGATGAAGCTTTAATTGCAAGACCTAAATTGTGTAGTTGCCAAACAATTGGTATTTGGATTTGCGCTGTTAGCGTGAGTTGGATTTTTGGATTTGTTTGCGGAATTAATGTTGCATTTATACAATAGCAGCTGTTAGAAAATGGACCTATTCGCAACAACGCGATGTGATGATTTACAAGGTAAAAGTGAAAAGAAGAACTTTCCGGCAAGTCCTTTAATCCTATTTTTTACAAACCCTTGGTCCTTCTGGCTAGTGTTGGATAAATATAGCCGGAGCTTAAACGAAACTTAAGTACTTGCTGCATGTTAAGCTCGAAATTTTAATTCTAAACTAAGCTGGATTGAACTTGTAAACTGACATGCACACTATGGG